CAACGACAGCAGGCTGCGGTGTGGGCACGACTGAGCCGCCGCTTGGCTTCCAGAGCATGTCGAGAGGCACGCCGTATTTGGTGGCGGTTTCGAGGATCATCTTGGCATCACGCGCACGCCGTTCCAGTTCCTCACCGAAGTCTGCGCCGAGTTCTTCGTAATGGTCGCTGATGGTTTTGAGTCCCATCTCCACATCCGAGCGGTTCTGTTGGGCTTCACGACCTGCATCGACGCTGAGCTTGCGCGGACACACGCAGCTAATTTTCCACCATCCCTGGACGGCGGGCAGTTCGCCACGAGCAATCGCATCGCCGATCACATAGAACCACACCGGTTTGATGAGTCGTTGGATGAGGATCATCTGGCGGTAGGAGAACCGGCGATCTGCTTTGGCCACCACCAATCGAACACCCGCACCGCCAACCTTGGATGAGTCTGCCGCGAATTCATACGGCAGCACGCCAAGCGCGGAGTCACGGCGCAGATGCTCCAGAAATCCGGTGAACGTTGGGCTGGGCCGCTTCGGCTCGAAGGAATCGAGCGATTCGTTGGGCTTGAGGGCGACGAGCTTGCCGCCAGTGATCTGCTGAAGTGACGCTGGGCTGCTGGCTTCGCTGGCGGCGGCCTGATCACCTTCGATGGCAAAATCGGAATCATCCTTCAGATCACCTGTCTCCGTCTTCAGCACGCGGGTCACGTCGCAGTTGTCCTTCACGGCGTGCTTTTCCAAAGCGATCAGCTCCATCTCGTCGATGATGTGATTGATGGAATGCTGGATCGTCGGGGCGTTGCGAACGCTCGTGGCATTCTCCGGCTCAAACACATGCAGCACGCTCTGGGCAGGCAGTTCGCGCGCGCCTTTGTCTTCGATCACACGATACGAAACCGGCGCTCCCCAGGCATCCAGGGTGATGCCGTGGTAGCTTTTGGCGGACGTGTTGCCATCACCGATGCGGTGCGACTCGATCAACTGAAGAGCGGCCAGACCAAGCCGACTGCGGGTGAGATGAATGAAGTATTCACCGTCCACATCCATGCCGCGACAGACCAGCGATTGCACTTCCTCGAAGCTGAACCTGCCGGTGATTTCACACCTTGCCGACCATGCTCGGAAATAGGCCTCGGCTTTGCGGTTCCATTCCGGGTCATCCGACTGTGCTTGCGGGCGAATGCCATCTCCTGTGGAATAGATCGCCATGTTGCTGACCATCTCACGCACGAAGCCGGAGTTCTTGGCCAGGTAACGCGAGCGCTTCACCAACTCACGATGAACGTGTGGCGTGAGATCCTGCCGCGCATCACGCGGTGAGGCACCAGGCACCTGACCTCGGCGCGGCGATGGATTGGCAGATTCGTAGATCGAGCTGATGGCCTTGGGCTTGAACCAGTCGTTCACCCATTGGAGAAGTGGTTTCATGGGGCGATACGGCGGATGTGGGAAGTGGTGATCCGGCGGCGACGTTCATAGGTGTTTGGAGCCAGAACGCGCAGTGCATGGACGCATTCATCGAGCGTCTCCTTCACGGTCATCGGGAACTGCTTTGAAGCGTTGGAACCGCTGTCGCCCCAGCTCATGAGGGTCTTGCCCTCCAAAAGCATCTGCTTGGCTTTCGTCTGGATGCTGAGAACTTCTGCGACCGTGAAGCCGTCGGTGAACAAACCTTGCGCCATGCTCGGGAGTGAGCTGTCAACGAGCCGCTGGTTCCTTCAGGTCACGTTTGATCTCATCCACGGTGAGGCGGATGTAGTTCACGTCTGTCTTCACGACATCCGTGCTGCGCTCCAGGAGCTGGATCTTCACATCGTGGGAGTCGAGTCGTTGGCGGTCCTCGTTGCGCAACAGTTCCAGGTGGCGAAGCGTGCTGGTGTGAACACCCCAGGCCGTGGCACCAGCGATGACAAGCGAGAGGATTTGCACGACATGCCCGAGGCTGATGGTGGAATCATAACGTGGCTGGGTCATGGGTTGATGAGCTTGAGGATGGAGGCTGGTGTGATGAACCCGAGGGTGACAAGTCTGCCGCTTCCCTTCTGCGGACGGATGCGTGCCGTGATCCAGTCGCCTTCGCGTTCTTTGGCGTCGGAGCTTGGATCGAGAGACGTGTTGCCCTCGATGGTGGACATGCTGACGCCGCGCACGGCTGTCACGATGCCAGCATGGCCGTTAGAGGTATTGCCATGACGAGCGAGCCAGATGGCACCAAGAGCAGCGGTTGGTGAAAGCAGACCCAGCTTGCCGAAGTTGCCCGCGCTGGTGACACAGTGAGGTGTCATGGCCGACTGCCAGCGTTTGATCTGCTCCGGTGTTGCCGAGAGCGAACGCAGCGCGGCAATCACCATGCCTTCGCAAAACGCGGCGCAGTACGCCCAGCCTGGTTCCCAAGGAGACGAGCGCATGAGCGAGCGCAGTTCATCGACCAGGGCGCGATCAGGTCCAGCCGTGCTGGGGTTGTCCCAGTCGGCGTTGGGTTTCACCTCGCGCAGGCCAATGAACCGGCCCGCCTGTCGCATGACAGCCGTTGCCAGGGAGTCGGAGGTCATTTCTTCCTCCAGTTGATGCGCAGACGACCATAGGCGGCGGTCGCGAGACCGCCGAACTCGGCAATGGTGTCCCAGTTCGCGGCGGCAATCGCCACCATGCCCTGAGCTTCGTCCGTGGGGAGATGCAGGCCGAAGAGACGGCCAAGAGCACCGACAGCAGAAATGACGATGCCCGCGTAAGTGAGCTTGCCCTGAAGAGTTTGAGTGGGGTTCATGCCCCGTGGGGCCGTGTCAATCTGCGACGGGTTCAGTCTCCTCGTCAGGCTCGGTTCCAGCTTTGACTGACTCCTGCCCTACGAGCTTGAGCATGACCGCTGCCGCCACCTGCATGACCTCACAATCCCAGTAGTGATTGGGGCGCTTGCCGATGCGTTCCCACAGCCACTTGCCGCCTTTGCGCACGCGCTGCTCACTCTCCATCTGCGTGAGATAGTCGTCTCCTGAATCCTCGGCGATTTCCCAGGTGGGGCCACGCTCCGGGTCTTGATTGCGGCGCAACCGCGCGAGCATGTCTTTGATGTTGAGGTTCGACCAGTAGAACACCGAGCAGGTCTGCCCACGACCCAGCACCACCTTTCGACGCGGCGAGTAGAACCGATGCACACTCCGACCTTCCTTGGTGCGGTGGACGTAGGTGGCACGGCGATCCCCCATGAGAGCCACCCAGCCGTGCTTGGCGCACTCGCGATACACGTCATAGGTGGCGTGGCCGGCATCCACGAACACCAGGTTGCAGTGAATGGTGAACCGTTCCTGCAAGCTAAGTACTTCGTCCCAGGTGGGCACGCGCTCGCGCCACACCAGACGCGAAGAACCCTCCAACGACCAGCCACGCACGATCACAAAGAAGTGATCCATTTGGCAGTCCACCGTCATGAATCGAAGCGGTGCCGCAGCCAGTGACGGATCGAAGGGGGGAGTGAGGAACTTGCCCTGCCTGTTCACTGCCGCCTCGTCATCCCAGGTTTCACCGAGACGATAGCCGCTGGGAGTGATCTCCAATTTGAAATCCTCCAGGTAGTCGCGCCATGGTAGGGCGAGGCGCTTCTGGTAGAACTGCCGGAGTGGCTCCAGATCGCCCTGCTTCGCAGCCGCCTTGGCACTTGCCCAGCCAGCCGAAGGCGGTGACACGGGCCTCGGCTTCAGCCATGTGCCCAGTCGGCCAACGCCAGGTTTCATCTCCGACGAGCCAGCGGATGGAGCGCCGTTGCAGGTTGGTCTTGTTGTGAGCGCCAAGCACCCACAGCGTCATGCCGTTGGAGAAGTGCTTGGTGCTCGTCTTGAGCTTGTGCCGATCGCGCGGGTAGAGCGCCTGCACGGCGGGGCACTCATCAAACACTCGGCCAAGGCGGCTTTCGGCCTGATCTTTCGCGTCATCATCGGTCTGGTCGAGCCAGAGCGCGGGTCCCGGCAGGTTGGGGATGATGTAGCAGAGGCCGATCTCACCGATCGTCGTCTTGCTCGATTGAATCGCCGCGATGATCGAGACGATCCGAACCTTGGGATCAACCAGAGCTTCCAGCGGCTCCTTCAACCACGGTGAGTTGTCCGCACGGAACCGACCCGGCACCGGCGAGTAGGGGATGGAATGAATGTGTTCCTCCGCCCAGGCCCATGGTGGACGGCGGTCAGGTGGACGCCATGCTTCGCACGAGATTGCTTCGAGAATGCTCACTCAAACGGCGCGAAGTCAAAATGCGACGACAGGAAATGTTCCCGAGCTAGAATGAATG